CGTCGCGCCAGAGCCCCGCGCGGCATCGGCAATTCGGGTGCAGCGGGGGGCCGTCCAGGCCCTCGAAGGTCTCGCCCTTGGCGGGGTCGATCACGCGCCCGTGCAGTTCCTGACACCGGCCGCACAGGCGCCCGTCTGCGTGCGCATCCCACCGCCGTTTGAGGTCGGGGAAGTCCTGGCGAAGATCGTGGTAGAGGTCCCCGACCTCGGTGTCGTAGGCGCTCGCGAGTTCGGTGCGCACGATGCGCTCGGCGCGGTACTCCGCGCGCACGATCCACGCCCCGCCCACCAGCCCGTTGCGCACGGCGGCCCGGCCGGTGGCGGTGAGCCGTTCGAGGAGTTGATCGCCGGTCTCGCCGCGCGTGACGCCGACCGCGAGCTCGCGGTGGAGGTCGCGGAGGACTTCCGCCGCGTACCGGCCCGACAGGCGCGAGTAGCGTTCGAGCGGCGAGTGCCGCGCCGTGGCGAGCGTGGCCGCGAGGCGCACGGGGACCGCGGGCAGGAGCGACGGCTCGAAGGCGCCGAACTCTCGGGCCGCGTGGGTGCGCGCGAGCGCGCGGGCGGCGGCGCCGTGCGTGAGGAGGGCGTGAAAGAGGGATGGCCCGAGGCGGAGCTCGATCGTGCGGAGCACGGCGTGAATCCCCAAGAGGCTCTGTCGGTACGACGCCGCGGTGTAGCGGGCCCTGCTCCGGCCGCTCGCCACCCACGCGCGGAGGTCGCNNGGAGCTCCGGTACGCCTGCGGCGTGTACCGGCTCCCGGAGCGCCCGGAGGCCACCCACGCGCGGAGGTCGCGGTCGAGTTCCCGCCGCGCCTGCACGAGCACGGGCACGAGCGCGTCCATCGCCGGTCGGGGGAGCGCCGCCGCTTCGTCCGCGAGGTTCTCCAAGAGCCTCGCCAGGGCGCGCGCGTGGGGCCTTGCCACGGTTCAGCCGTCCTCGCCCTCGTCGCCCCCAGGCGGGGCGGCAGGGGGCACGGACGGCCGCTCGTTCCCTTCGTCGCCGGTCCCGTCCTCCTCGCCCTTCCCCCCCTTGCCGTTCGTCCGGTTCGCGGGGTCGTAGTCTTCCGCGGGGGTGTTGGCCTCGATCTCCTTGCGAATCTGGGCCATCTGCTCGGGCGTCGCATCGAAGCGCAGGAGGCGCTCGGCCATGCTCCCGCGGTAGATCCGCCAGAACGTCGGCGACGGGATGGCGAGGCTCTCCACCACCTGCCCCTGTTCGGCGGCCTCGTTCGCGGTCACCTGGTCGAAGCGCGCGAAGCCGCGCACGCTCCAACGCCGGGGCGCCTCGCGGCGTCCGGCCTCGACGGCGCGGAGCACGTCCCCGGCGTGGTCGCGGAGCTTCTTCCCGAGCTCCCCGGCGATGATCTCCTTCGAGACCCGATCCTGACGCTTCGAATCCCCCGAGCGCCCCACTGCCACGGCGGAGCTCGACTCGACGGCCGCGGCCATGGTGTGAGTCACGCGGAAGATTTCATCGCGCAGGAACCGGAGGTCTTCGAGCGCGACGTTGAACACATCGGAGGGGGGCGCGGTGTACGACAGCTTGTCGTCCTTGCCGAACGTGTGGATGCGCCCGACGCCGTAGGTCTGCGCCGTGGCGCGCGCGGGGTTGGTCTGCACGTCTGCGGGGATCTCCCCGCCGCCCCCTGCCTCGGGACCGAGGTAGGCCACCAGCAGCGGAAAGAGGTGCTTCATCTGCGCCCACGAACAGGCGGAGCGTTGGTTGAGGAAGGCCCGCGCGATGCTGGCGATCTTGTCGAGCGCCCACAGGCCGGTGGGGAGGTCGAGGCGCAGGAGCGGCACGCAGCCGAACGAGTGCTCCCCGCGAAGCGTCGGCGCGAAGGTGTCCTCGGGGGCCGGGGGCTTGTCGGGGTCATAGACGACCTCGTAGCGTTGCCATTCGGTGTGGTCGTAGAAGGTGAACCGCTCGCGCACGTTCTTGCGGGAGGTCCCGGGGTTGTCGCGCACGACCGCGCGCGACGACACGCAGGCCCAGAGCAGTTCGCCGTGATCGTCCGTCTCCCAGTCGGGCACGCACTCGGTGTCGAGCGGCACGAGGTACGCGCGCGTGAGCCCGAGGCGTTCTTCATCGGCGGCCGTCTCGACGCGCACCTCCTCGGGGCGCTTCGGGAAGTCGACCAGCGACCACGCGCGCCCCGCGATGAGGGCCTCCCGCGCCCGGCCCTGCGCCCACGCGGTGAGGTCGAGGCCCTGACGGTCCACGTCGTTGACGAACACCTCGGTGTAGAACGGCGCGGGCTTCGGCTCCGCGTCGATCACGAGCGGGTCTTGCGCGAGGAGCGACACGAGCTCCCCCACCACCTCGCCCGGATACGGGATGTAGAAGGCCCGCCGCTTCCGCTCCTCGTAGGTGGTGGGCGGTTCGTCGGTGTGCCGCGGGAAGAGGGTTTCGAGCGTCTTCGCGTCCCCGAACAGCTTCCGCCCGCCCTCGGTGAGCGCGCGGAGGGAGCGGATGTACCCGAGGTCGAGGTCGGGGTGCGTGGCCGTCAGCTGGGCGTACGTGAGCTTCACGAGGTCGGTGGTAGCGGGCGCGGCCCGCGCGAGGCGGGTCACATCCGCGGGTCAGGCTCCGAACTCCGGCAGCCCGGCCGGGCGCTTCGGGCCTCGGGGCGCGTGCAGCACCTTCCACCCGATGACGAAGCTCATCACCATGTCGTCGTGACACCCGGGCTCCGCCTCGACCTTCCCGCTCTTGGTGCGCACGAACGTGCGGCACTCCGACGTGAGGATGGAGTCGTGCGTGTGCACCTCCCCCGCGACCAGCGCGTCGCCGAAGTCGTCGATGGCGGGCGTGCGGTTCGAGGGCCCCGTCCACCACCCGAGCTCGCCTTTTTCATCCCGGTAGATGTGCGGGTAGTGGAGCTCCTCGTGGAGCACATGGAGCACCGTCCCGCCGTGGCCGTTGCGCTCGGGGGCGATGTACGCGTCGCCATAGGCCCGCGCGAGCGCCGCGCACCACCGTGCGAACTGCGCGGGGAGGATGCGCGCCCGCAACGTGGCCATGTGCCTGCGATCGCCGCGACGGAGCACCGGGGCCACCAGCCAGTCGCCCGACGTGCCGCCCCCGGCGCAGTCCACGGGGATGACGTAGTTCCCCGGCTCGGGGGGATACCAGACGCGCAGGTGCACGCCGCCGCGGTTCGTCATCTCCTCGAAGCGCGCGAGCGCGCGCCGGTAGGGCTGCACGTTCCCGGGCACGTCCGCCGCCGCGCGGAGCTCGGTGCGGGTCAGGGGCAGCCGCACGAGCTTTTCGAGAGCGACGATGGCCTTGCGGTCGTAGTACGGCTCCCCCGAGAGCAGGAAGCACCGCACGGCGTTGTGCGGGTACTCCTGCAACACCGTGTCGAGCGACGTGCGCTCCTTGATCCGCCGCCACCACGTCAGCTGAGCGACGGTGAGCGTCACGCCCTCCGCGCGCGCGGCCTCGACGAGCTCTTTCTCATCGTCGTCCGCGGGCTCGGCGGGTCCGAGGTCGCCCCCGGTGGCGTACTCTGGCGCGAGGAACCACCCGAAGAAGTGCGGGCGCAGGCCGTTGGTGCCCGCCGTGGCGCCGTTCCACAGCTCGTAAAACGAGCCGCCCGCTCCCTTCGCGGTGGACTCGATCGTGACCTCGCCCCCCTTCTCCGCCTCGGGGACGGCCGCGAAGAGGGCTTCGAGGAGCTTCCCGGCGAAGGGGAAGAACGCGAGCTCCGTCACGTGCAGGCGGTGGAAGGTGCCGCCGCGGCCCATCTTCCCGGCACTCTGCTCGGTGCCGCCCGCGTCGAACACGGTCAGCGTCGAGCCGTTGGCGAAGGTGCAGACGCCCCCCGCCCACTCCGGCCGATCGATCAGGCCCCATTCGACCAGGCGCTCGATGAACCCCCCCAGCGTAGCCAACGTGCGCTTCTTCGGCTTCTGGTCACGGTCGGGGGCGACGCACACGCCCACCGCCACGTTCGCCGTCACGAGGGCGAACCACACGTCCCGCGCGAGTTCGAGGGTCGTGAGCCCCACCTGACGGGCTTTGAGCACGATGTCCCACCCCAGGCGCCGGGCGACGAACCGGCGCTGGATGCGGTTCCACCGAAACGGGATCACCTCCCCGGGGGTGCGGGTCGTGATGCGGATGAAGTGCTCACAGAAGAGGGCGAAGCTCTGGACGCCCCCGGCGAGTACTTCCCTCCACCGGGCACGCCGGGCCCGGTCGCGCAGGTTCTTGACCGCCACGCGGCGATCAGTCGTGGCCACCGGGCACCTCCCCCGTCTGCGTGTTGGCGGCCGGCCCGAGGAGTGCCGCCATCTCCCGCTCGATGTCTTCAACCGTCTCGTCGGTGTCCTCCCCGGCTTTGCGGAGGTCGTGTCGGGCGTGGCGCAGGCCCTTGAGGTCCGCCAGGAGCACGAGCACGCGCCGGACCTCGGAGTAACGGCGCTTCGCCCACGCCACCTTGAGCAGTTCGCGCGCCTGCGCGGTGATCTCTTCGTGCGCGGCCGCGCGATCGGCCACCTGCGCGGCGTCGGCCGCCCACTGGTCCCGAACCTTCGCGATCCAATTCCAGGCCGTCGTCTCCGAGACCGCCCACTCCTTGCGGACGCGTTCCATGACGTTCGTCGGTCGGTATCCCCGTGCGAGCCACCGCTCGACCTTCGCGATGCGCAATTGTTCCGTCGCGCTCGGCGGGACGGGGGTTCGACTGTTCGCGCGACCCATGTGCGTTTACTCCAATCTAGTCAACCGGCCAGGGCCTTCCCCCGGTGGGCCGCCGCGCGGAGCTCATGGACGCCCCCGTACTGCGACGCGAGCACGAGGAGCTCAACCATCGTGCGTTCGAGCACTTGCGTGGAGGGGAAGTCCATCAGGATGGGGTCCGGCACCGGGGGGGTATTGTTGGCCACCTTGGCCGACGCGTTCGTGACCATCCAGGTCACAAGCTCGGTCAGAGGGGGCACCGGGAGGCGCTTGCGGCGGAGCTTCGCGATCTTGGCCTGGATGCGGTTCCGGCACTTCAGGCAGAACTCCGCGAACTCCGGGTGAATGGTGCGGGTGACGGCACCCTTGCAGCCCGGGGTCTTGCACGGGGGGGTGGTGGTGCAGACCACGGACTGCGCGGTGATGCGACGCCGGGCCGCCGACTGCGCGCGCCACTCGATCTCCGCGTGCAGGGCGTGGCGGTCGGTCTCGGTGCAGCGCCCCCATTCGAGCACCGCGTGAGCCTTCTCACGGACGACGACTTGAGCGAGGCCGCGGTCGAGGTCGCGGCGGCCGTCGATGAGCGGCACGCCCGAACGGATCACGCGCGGCTTTCCGCCCACCAGGGCCAGGGTATACACGGTGCTCATCGACGGTTCCTCCGCGGGGCGGGGTTGCACTTCGGGCAGTCGCGCGGGCAGTCGGTGCCGTTCGCGCGGGCGTAGAGGTGAGCGAGGGCCGCGCGCGCGGCGGCGCACGTCGCACAACCGGGCGGGCGGTTCTCGGGGGTGCCACACGTTGAGCAGCGCGCGATCACGGCGGCGCCCCCTCCCCCGGCATCGGCCGCTCCCCCTCGTAGGTGGCGCCGAGCGTCGGGAGGATCAGCGCCGCGAGGAGCGTGCGGTGGCAGAGGTTCGCGTTGGTGCAGTAGCAGGTGAGCGTCACCTGCTCGCGCGCGAGGAGTCGCTCCCAGGCGTCGCGGTGGGCGCGGTAGCTCTCGCGCATCTCATGGGTGTAGGCGGCGACGTAGCCCCACCAGACGCGCCGGAAAGTCCACTCCGCGTTCCACTCATCGAGGCCCGACGACGCGAACTTGTGCATCTCGTCGGCGTTTCGGAGGCCTTCGCGCGCCGGGTTCAAGATCGACCACGACGGCGCGAACAGGAGGCCGTCACCCTCGCCGCTCTTGCGGGTGATGTTCAGGCACGAGGGGTCTTGGACGGCCCCCAGGCGCGCGGTGTAGACCCTGAGGCTCACACGCCCTCCACGTACGGTTTGAGGTAACAGCCCGCGGGGGCCTCGCAACCGCCCACGTCGTCGGGACCGATCGACGCGAACTCGCGCACGCGCCCCCACGGGACGACGTACGTGGTCTCCACGTCGGCGCACCGCAGCCGCCGTTTGAAGCGCACCACCACCAACGCGACGCCCCCGAGCAGGTGACACCGTTCGAGCGCGTCGCGTTGATGCTGCTTCAGGCCATCGAAGCGCCGGGGATCGCCCTCGGGGGGTTCGACGAGCTCAAGTCGGTGGCGCCCGGCGTTCTTCGACTCCACCGCGAAACCCCGTCCACCGCGCAACACGCCGCGGTAGTCCGGGCCGGACTTCGCGCCGAAGAACCCTTTCTTCAGGCCGCGCCCGAGGTCACCGGTCACCGTGAAGGGGGGGTTGGTGTGCTCCACGTCCGCGAGGCCCATGGCGATGGCGTCGTCGTGTTGCGCGTTGATCCACGCCTCCAGCGACGCCCCTGCGGCGCGCGCCGCGGCCGCCTGCATGGACCGCCGTTCCTGTTCGTCGAGGTCGGCGGGCGGGCACCCGGCGAGGCGCTGGGCGTGGAGGATGTTGCCCTTGCGCACGGCGGTGGCCGGGATGCGCGGGTTGAGCGCAAGGAGCGAGGGGGGCAGGTTCGCGGGGACGCGCGTCACGGC